CTTACCCGAAAACCACTCAGGAAATTATCGATTTTTCCGAAGTCGATATTATGGGCTGGTTATCTTCTGAAATTGGCGACACTTTCGTTGATACCGAAGAAACGGATCTGGTTTCCGGTGATGGCGAGAAAAAAGCCAAAGGTTTCCTGACTTTCCCGCGCACTACGGATAATGACAAAACCCGTCCTTTCGGTACGCTCCAGACGAAAAAAGTGACTGGCAGTCTCAGCGCCGATATGCTGATTGACCTGAAATTTACGCTGCGCAATAAGTACCGCAAAAAAGCTGTATGGGTGATGAACTCAAATACAGCCGCCTCCGCACAAAAACTGAAAAATGCCACTGGTGATTACATCTGGCGCGATCGTTTACAGGCTGGTGATCCTGATTCTCTGCTGGGGCTTCCGGTTGAATATCTGGAATTTATGCCGGACGGTGTGATTGCAGTCGGTGACTTTAAGCGCGGTTATTTCATCGTTGACCATAAAACCGGTACGCGTACCCGTCCGGATTTCAGCGAGCCTGGATTCATTAACATCTATACCCAGAAATATCTGGGCGGTGGTGTGGTGGATTCGAACGCCATCAAGATTCTGGAAATTCAGGCTGGCAAGTAATGAGCAAAGGGGGCTTCGGCCTCCTTTTTCAGCTTTATGGAGTACACCGATGAAAAACACCGATTTTGAAATCCGTACATCTGAACTGACCGCCAGCGATAAAAAACTGGTGGGTTATGCCGTTCGCTGGAACAGCCTTTCAGAAATTATCTGGGACGAGTTTCGCGAACAGTTCACGCCGGGGGCTTTTGCTGACTATCTGGCGGCAGGTAATGATGTGCGCTGTCTGTATGAGCATGACTATACCCGACTGCTGGGGCGTACCAAATCCGGCTCACTGGTACTGACTGAGGATAACACCGGGCTACGTTTTGAACTGACACCGCCAAATACCCAGCTTGGAAAAGATGTGCTTACGCTGGTGGAACGTGGCGATATTACAGGAATGAGCTTTGGCTTTCGCGCATTATGCGAGGAGTGGAATATCGCGCAAAAACCGTATCTGCGTACTGTAACCGCAGCAGAACTCCGTGAAATCACGATAACATCGATGCCTGCTTATCCCGAATCCGGCGTGGAGATTGCCCACCGTTCGTTGTTTGCACAGTACCCTGAATTACGCCCGGCAGGAAATAATCGTCATCGCTGGGCTGAACTGGCGGGGTTGTGATATGTGGTGGCCTTTTAGTCGTAAAAAAAGCGATCTGCGTAACCTGTCCATTGATGATTTTCTGGCGTTGTCTGGTGTACCAAATACCGGATCCGGAGAATATGTTTCTGCCGGGACGGCTGAATCATTGCCTGCTGTGATGAACGCGGTTTCTGTCATCGCTGAGGCGGTGGCCACGATGCCGTGTTACCTGTATCTGGTACGCAATGATAAGGGCAGAGAGGCGCGGGAATGGCTGGACAGTCACCCGGTAGATATTCTGCTGAATGAGCAGCCTAATTCGTGCCTGACACCTTACCAGTTTAAACGCACAATGATGCGTCACTGCCTGCTGAACGGTAACGCCTATGCGGTTATTGAGTGGGGGCGGGACGGGCAGCCAAAATCACTTCATCCTTATGCGCCGGGGTGTGTTGTACCGGAACGCACAGGCACACACAAATACCGCTATACCATCACCGAACCCTGTACAGGAACGGTGCGCACGTATTTACAGGAAGAAGTTCTGCATCTCCGCTATGCCTCGGATGATGGCTTTCTGGGGCGTTCCCCCGTCACGATTTGCCGTGAGGCGCTGGGGCTTGGCCTTGCTCAACAGCGTCACGGAGCCAGCATTATGAAAGATGGCATGATGGCGGCAGGGATTATCACGTCAGGTGAATGGCTGGACGGCGTGAAAGGTAAACAGGCATTAGACGCACTGGAACGCTACAAGGGGGCGAAAAATGCCGGAAAAACGCCAATCCTTGAAGGGGGCATGGATTACAGGCAGCTGGGGATGAGTAACCAGGATGCGGAATGGCTGGCCTCCCGTCGCTTCTCCATTGAAGACATCGCCAGGATGTTCAACGTGTCGCCGATTTTTCTTCAGGAATACAGCAACAGCACCTACAGCAATTTCAGTGAGGCGAGCCGCGCATTTCTGACCATGACAATGCGCCCGTGGCTGGCGAACTTCGAACAGCAAATCAAGGCCGCTTTGCTGGTGACTTCTCCCGTACCTGGTACCCGTTATCTGGTTGAGTTTGATTCAGCCGATTTACTGCGCGCCACACCCACCGAACGTTATGCCACGTATGAGAAAGGGATTAAGAGCGGGATCATGAATCCGAACGAAGCTCGCGAACGCGAGGGTATGCCGCCGCGTGAAGGTGGTGATGAGTTCAGCCAGGCATGGAAACAGACTGTGGAAATTAAAGGGAGAAAAGATGAGTGAAGCCAGAATTACACCTGATGAAGTCAGGGCACATCTTCGACTTGATGATGATTTATCCGGTGAAGGCGAACTTCTGAAAATGTATACCGATGCGGCGCTGGAAGCCTGCCAGAAGCATATCGGGAAACGTTTTGAAGACGGGCTGGAATTTACCCCGGCAATGCGTGTTGGTTGCCTGATGTACATCGCTTTCCTGTACGAGAACAGGGAAGCAGTTTCACCAGTGGAGCAGTCTGAACTGCCTATGGCTATTTCTGCGCTCTGGTCGGTTTATCGTGATGTGGGGGTGTACTGATGCCGTGGCAACCATTAAGGCGATGCACTGAGCCGGGCTGTAATAAGCGCGTGAAGTCCGGCAAGTGTGAAGAGCACAGACGGGCTGTATGGCGTGCAGAGGATGCCAGACGGGGACACCGCCGCGCGCGCGGGTATTCCCGACAGTGGGACAAATACCGCGCCCTGTACCTGAGCAAAAACCCGTTATGCGTGCGTTGTCTGGCTAAGGGGATTTATACGCCAGCTCTTGTGGTGGATCACATCATCCCCATCAATGGCGGCGGTGATGTTCTCTTCTGGCCTGAGTGGAACCACCAGGCATTGTGCCAGACGTGCCACAACCGTAAGACGACACGGGAAGATCCAGCCACGAAAGCGAACCGTAAGGCGGGCATGTATCGCGAGCAGGAAGAACGGGCAGCACACCGTAACGACTGGATGTATGGCGATGATGACTGAACAGGAGCAAACCAGGCTGATACGTGGACTGATAAGGCAGCGTGACTTATGGAAGACACAGGAGACAGGGCACAAAGCCAACAGGACAGGGCGCACAGAACGCACCACAGCGAAGCAATTAACCGACCGTGACCGCGAGGTCATGGAATGTTTTCGCAATCGCTGGTGAGGCCGTCAGAGGGGGTGGGGGTGGTTTTCAGGACGAAACCGTCCCTGCCGGACACCGACCGCCTCCTCAAATTTTTGTGCACGGGAATTTTTTTGAAAATAATTGGGCGAAAAAAGAACATGGCAAGACCACCAAAAGCCCCCGCTTACCTGGATGAAATCGCGGTCAGGCAGTGGAAGGAAAAATCGCGCCAGCTTTCCGGACGGGAAGACCTTACCCCCGCCGACTGGAGCAATCTGGAGCTGTATTGCGTTAACTACTCCATATACCGCAAAGCCGTCGAAGACCTTGCCACGCGCGGGTTCAGCATTGTTAACAGTCAGGGCAGCGAGAGCAGAAACCCCGCCCTGAGCGCAAAGGCTGACGCTGAAAGAATAATGATCAAAATGGCTTCTTTGCTGGGTTTTGACCCGGTAAGTCGCCGCAGAAATCCACCGGAAACAGAGGAAGAGGACGAGCTTGACCGCCTGGCATGAGTACGCAGAAGGCGTAAAAAACAGCAAAATTACGGCCTGTAAACGACTGAAACAGGCCGTTAAACGGTATTTTTCTGACCTTGAAAACCCCCTTTACACGTTCGATCCGGAGGTCGTGGAGCGGTTTATTGCCTTTTCCAGGGTGTGTCCGCACGTAAAAGGCGCAATGCGCGGTAGCCCCATTGAGCTGGAGCCGTGGCAGCAGTTCGCCTTTGCGTGCATCCTGGGCTTTAAGGTTAAGGCCACCGGACGGCGCAAATACACCAGCGCATTCATTGAAGTGCCGCGAAAAAATGCCAAATCCACGGTCGCCGCTATCCTGGCTAACTGGTTTCTGGTTATGGAAAACGGGCAGCAGGATATTTACACCGCCGCCGTGAGTCGTGATCAGGCGCGGATCGTGTTTGATGATGCGCGTCAGATGTGCCTTTTATCCCGACCGTTACGAAAGCGGGTAAATATTCAGGCACACAAGGTGATACACCCGAAAACCAACAGCCTGTTAAAGCCACTGGCAGCAAAAGCGGCAACCATTGAAGGTACAAACCCGAGTCTTGCCATTGTGGATGAATATCACCTGCACCCTGACAACGGGGTTTATTCCGCGCTTGAACTGGGAATGGGGGCGCGTCCGGAGGGGCTGTTATTTGCCATCACCACATCGGGGAGCAACGTTGTTTCAGCCTGTAAACAACACTATGACTATTGCTGCCAGATACTGGATGGTGAAGAGGTGAACGAATCCATGTTCGTGCTGATTTACGAGCTGGATGATGAAAGCGAGGTTGACGATCCGGCGATGTGGATAAAGGCGAATCCCAATATCGATGTTTCCGTCGATCGTGAAAAACTGGCCTCAACCATCCAGAAAGCGCGGGGTATTCCGTCGCAGTGGGTGGAAATGCTCACCAAGCGATTCAATATCTGGTGTCAGGGGGCTACGCCGTGGATGGGTAACGGTGCATGGGCGGAGTGCGCCGGAACGTTCGCGGAGGCGGATTTATACGGGCAGGAGTGCTACGCGGGGCTGGACTTATCATCAACCAGCGATATTTCCAGCGTGTGCTATGCCTTTCCGGTCGGTAAAAAGATTATGCTGGTTTCCCGTCACTATCTGCCTGAATTTCAGCTACAGACCCCCGCCAATAAAAACCGCGCCATCTATCGCCAGTGGGTAAAGGCGGGCTGGATACGCACAACACCGGGTGACTGCATTGATTATGACCGTATCCGTGATGACATCATGGCGGATGCAGAGAATTTCAATATCAGGCTGGTGGGCTTCGATACATGGAACGCCACGCACCTGAGGACGCAGCTACAGGGGGCAGGATTTGAGGTGGAGCCGTTCCCGCAAACATACCTTCGTTTCAGTCCGGCGGCGAAATCGTTCGAAGTTTTTGTTAACCGGAAGGTGATTGTGCATCGTGGCGATCCGGTGCTGGCCTGGTCAATGAGTAATGTTGTGATGCAGAGTGACGCGAACGCCAATATCAAGCCGAACAAGAAAAAATCATCCAACAAGATAGACCCGAGCGTTGCGGCTCTGATGGCGTTTGGCACATTCCAGGCAGAACATGAGGAATTTGCATTTGATATGAGCGACAGCCACAAAGAGCGGCTTTCGGCGGTTGATGGGGGATGACGAGAATGAGCGAAACCGAACTACTAAAAATAATCCGTCGCGTTACCGGAATCAGCCAGGAAGCAGGCAAACAGGAGGCCACGCAGCCGGACAGCGTGATAGCCGAAAATTACGCGCGTGTGGTGGCTGAGGTGATGCGCCGTGACGGTATCGAGCTTAACGGCGTGGATATACGCAATATACGCACCAGAGTTCTGGAGTTGTTGTCATATCGTCGCCGCGTGGAGATGTACCAGGAGAAAGAAAAAATTACTTACCACTGGAAGAAGCCGGAGCGGTTACGACGTTAACTTGTGGTGACATACCGTGACGGAGAGTGACAACCAGTGACACACAGTGACAAAAAGACGGTATTTAAATAGAGTGGGTGTTTAATACCCCCCGTTTTTTTTCGTGTGGTGCATGGTCAAAATGACCACGGAGAAGATACGCACCGAAGCAGAACAATTACCGTAGGTTAAAGCGACAGTATTCACACCAGCAACCTGATTATCAATTTTCAGCCGTTCGGTGGCATCACTGGCCCCATTTTCCTGATGGGGTTGCGGGTTATTTGGGGGGGATTTGCGGGTTATTTTGAATGTCTCGCGGGTTACGCTTTGGCTAATATTCAAACGCATCATTTTTTAACTCATTGATATTAAAGAATAAAAAACACTTAGCAAGCGAAGATAACCCGCTAACCCGCATAACCCGCACTGTTTTGTATATATATATACGAAAAATTGCATTCAGGAGGTGGGATCGAAATCCCTACAACCCATTGCTTATGGGACTGCCCGCCCCGTCAAATTTTTACACCCGCGAAAAATACTTCAAGCTGGTGGGCATGATGCCGATATGGGGATCCCCATGTCGACATTAACGCCCCTCATGAATTGGCGTGCTTCCCCCTGGAAAGATGACCCGCCTGTATATTTCTTGTGTCTATTTGTTCCACGTTGTTTCATACAGTGCACCGAACGGTGTAGTTACTGGTGTAGTCATTTTGCGATTTTTAAAGTTATCTAAGATATTATTTGTCGTTTAAATTCAATTGGTTATGAGTATTTGATTATAAATAGCGGATATGAATATCCGGCGAAAAAAATCACCATCAACCTGGCTCCAGCCGATCTGCCAAAAGAAGGGGGACGATATGATTTACCTATCGCCATTGCGTTGCTGGCGGCCTCAGAACAGCTTACAGCCAATAAGTTAGATGAATATGAATTAGTCGGAGAACTGGCGCTTACAGGCGCTCTGCGTGGCGTTCCCGGCGCAATCTCCAGTGCAACTGAAGCTATTAAGTCGGGCAGAAAAATTATCGTCGCGAAAGATAACGAAGATGAAGTGGGGCTAATTAACGGTGAAGGATGCCTGATAGCCGATCATCTGCAGGCTGTCTGTGCGTTTCTGGAAGGTAAGCACGCTCTCGAACGCCCGAAACCAACTGATGCAGTATCCCGGGCGCTACAACATGATCTCAGTGATGTTATCGGTCAGGAACAAGGAAAGCGAGGACTGGAAATTACCGCTGCTGGCGGGCACAACCTTTTACTGATTGGGCCGCCGGGAACAGGTAAAACAATGCTCGCCAGCCGTATTAATGGCCTGTTGCCAGATTTAAGCAATGAAGAGGCACTGGAGAGTGCTGCGATATTAAGTCTGGTAAATGCTGAATCAGTACAAAAACAATGGCGGCAGCGCCCGTTCCGCTCACCTCATCACAGTGCATCGTTAACTGCGATGGTAGGCGGTGGCGCAATTCCAGGGCCCGGTGAAATTTCGCTGGCGCATAACGGCGTGCTTTTTCTTGATGAGCTACCTGAATTTGAACGGCGTACACTGGATGCCTTGCGAGAGCCGATTGAATCCGGGCAGATCCATCTTTCACGCACACGAGCAAAAATAACCTATCCAGCCCGTTTCCAGCTTGTTGCGGCGATGAATCCCAGCCCTACCGGACATTATCAGGGAAACCATAACCGCTGCACGCCAGAACAGACATTACGTTATCTCAACCGGCTCTCGGGGCCCTTTCTCGACCGCTTCGATCTCTCACTGGAGATCCCATTACCACCCCCCGGCATTTTGAGTAAAACGGTAGTGCCGGGAGAAAGCAGCGCCACCGTTAAACAACGCGTAATGGCCGCCAGAGAGCGCCAATTTAAGCGGCAGAATAAACTGAATGCCTGGCTGGATAGTCCGGAAATACGCCAATTCTGCAAACTTGAGAGCGAAGATGCGATGTGGTTGGAAGGAACACTGATCCATCTGGGGTTATCGATTCGTGCCTGGCAGCGGTTATTGAAAGTTGCACGAACCATTGCTGATATTGATCAGTCTGACATTATCACACGTCAGCATTTGCAGGAGGCAGTTAGCTATCGAGCGATTGACCGTTTGCTCATCCATCTGCAGAAACTACTGACATAAAAAAAGGGCATTTCGCCCTTTTTATTAATCGTCAGAATCGGTGTAGTCTTCAGCACCTTCAACCTGCGGTTTACCGCCGGAAAGGGTGTGAAAACGTTTTGGACGCTTAATACGCGTCATATACTTGGACCACACGCGTTCTGCTTCTGTCACTGGCTCTCGTTCGCCACGGCATACTGCTACGAAGAGTTTCTCTTCCTCGGTAACCGGCTCGCGTTTGCCAAGATCCAACTCATTGAAGGCATAACCATGACGCTCAAGCAGTTGTGCCTCTTTGATGGTGAAATCACCATGACGAGAGAATCCACGTGGATAATGTTTATTGTCGAAATATCGATTAGTCGTCGTAAAGCTTTCCGCCATCCTGCACGCTCCTAATTCTTTGACCGAGCTAGTTATGGCGCGGAGTATTAGTTACGCTTGACAGAGTGTAAAACAAAACATTTAAATCATAACGACAAATAATTTTGCGGAGAGCACTGTGGATACGGAATTGTTAAAAACTTTCCTGGAAGTTAGCCGAACGCGTCACTTTGGTCGAGCGGCTGAATCGCTCTATCTGACCCAGTCAGCAGTGAGCTTTCGAATCAGACAACTGGAAAATCAACTGGGTGTGACCCTTTTCCCCCGCCACAGAAACAATATCCGTTTAACCGCTGCCGGTGAAAAACTACTGCCTTATGCAGAAACGCTCATGAGCACCTGGCAGGCCGCCCGTAAGGAGGTGGCGCATACCTCACGACATAACGAGTTTTCTATCGGTGCCAGCGCCTCGTTGTGGGAATGTATGCTTAATCAGTGGCTGGGACGCTTGTATCAAAATCAGGATGCCCATACAGGCTTACAGTTCGAAGCGCGAATTGCCCAACGGCAGTCTCTGGTAAAACAGCTGCATGAACGCCAGCTTGATCTTCTTATTACCACTGAAGCGCCCAAAATGGACGAATTTAGTAGTCAGTTGCTGGGATATTTCACTTTAGCGCTTTATACCAGTGCCCCTTCAAAACTAAAGGGAGATCTTAATTATCTGCGACTTGAGTGGGGGCCAGATTTTCAACAGCATGAGGCAGGTTTGATCGGTGCTGACGAAGTGCCCATTCTGACAACCAGTTCTGCTGAACTGGCACAGCAACAGATTGCGATGCTTAATGGTTGCACCTGGCTACCCGTCAGCTGGGCGCGTAAAAAAGGCGGCCTGCATACCGTTGTCGATAGCACAACACTTTCACGGCCGCTTTATGCCATATGGCTGCAAAATAGCGATAAAAATGCGTTGATTCGCGATCTTTTGAAAATTAACGTGCTGGATGAAGTGTATTAATATGAATGGCTGGCAAGGATGCCGGTAGAAGGATTTACTTCGGAGAGGGTTATTTCAGATAAAAAAAATCCTTAGCTTTCGCTAAGGATGATTTCTGGCAGGGGCGGAGAGACTCGAACTCCCAACACCCGGTTTTGGAGACCGGTGCTCTACCAATTGAACTACGCCCCTAATTAGGGTGGCGGAACGGACGGGACTCGAACCCGCGACCCCCTGCGTGACAGGCAGGTATTCTAACCGACTGAACTACCGCTCCACCGAATTCTTTTACAACCACCGGTTTTATGACCGGCTTACTGCTTAATTTGAT